CGGGATTCGGCGCAGATGAACTATCCGACATATTCGGAGAAGAAGAACTCGAAGCCGTTGAGGACGATTACGAAGTTGAATTGCCGGAAGAACCTAAAACAAAATTAGGAGATATTTACCAACTTGGACGGCATCGGTTGATGTGCGGAGATAGCACGGACAAGGAAACGATCATCAGGCTAATGGATGGAACAATGGTTGATTTGCTAATAACCGATCCTCCGTATAACGTGGACTACGAGGGGAAAACAAAAGAAAAGCTCAAAATCCAGAACGATGTAATGGCCGACGACAAGTTTAGGTGTTTTTTACGCGACGCTTTCTCAGCCGCAGATGCTGTCATGAAGGGCGGGGCGGTGTTTTATATCTGGCATGCAGATTCAGAAGGATATAACTTCCGTGGAGCGTGTCATGATGTTGGGTGGGAAGTAAGGCAGTGCTTAATTTGGAACAAAAGCAGCATGGTAATGGGGAGGCAAGACTATCATTGGAAGCATGAGCCTTGTTTATATGGGTGGAAAAGCGGGGCGGCACACTTATGGGCGAGCGACCGAAAACAAACAACAATATTGAACTTTGACAGGCCAAGCAGAAGCGAGAGCCATCCAACAATGAAGCCAGTTAAGCTTTTTGATTATCAAATACAAAATAATACAAAATGTGAAGATGTTATACTTGATACCTTTGCGGGTTCGGGAACAACTTTAATAGCTTGCGAGCAAAATGGACGAGTTGCATATTGCTGTGAACTCGACCCGAAATACTGTGACGTAATAATAGACCGTTGGGAAACGCTGACAGGACAAAAGGCGGTGTTGTTGAATGAATGATTTCGTAAAAGAATTAAAACAATACAGACACTTACTATCCAAGCAAACAATCAGCACCATAAAAGGCATGGCTTTAGCTGGGGATATTTCCGGAGCGGAAAAAATGCTCAACAATGCTCTAAATAAAAAACAAAGCAAATCTGAAATATTTACAAACGCACATAGAAGTGCGAGATATATAATCAAAAATTATAAAGACGCGGACTACAAAACACAGTTTGCTTTAAGTTTAAAAGGCAGGTGATATAAATGGCCAAAATTAACTTGAATGAACAGGCTTCTAAAATACTTGAAGCGGCACAGAAAAGCGGTGTTGAACAGAACTTTTTGTTCGTTACAACGTTTAAACGATATCAAGTTCAGCTAAAAATACTGGCTGACTTGGAAAAGGAAGTTAATGAAAGCGAGACACTGGTTACAAAGGAATATGTCAAAGGCCGAAAGAATGTGTATTCTAACCCGGCTATTAATTCCTACAATAGAACAACAGATAGTGCTAACCGTACTGCAGCCACACTAATGAAAATAATCACATCTTTAAAAGATATAAGTCTAGACGTGGATATAGAAGAAGAAATGTAAAAGTTGTGCTTGCGCCGGAGGTGGTGAAATATGTAAATGAAAACTAGACGAAAAAACTATCATCCATGCATAGATAGTTATATTGACGATTGCCGAAACGGAACAATTATGGCTGGAGAGGATATACTTCTGGCACTTGATGTTGTCGAATATAAACTGAATAACCAAGACGTATTTATAGATGATTCAAAAATAGATAAGGCAGTTGAACTAATGGAGAGATACTTTGGAATCTCTCTTTTTGATTGGGAATTATTTGTTACTGCATTAATCCATTGTTATTATAAATCAAATGATACGGTGGTCTTTGATGAATTTGTCCTTGAAATGGGCAGAGGTAACGGCAAGAACGGCTTTATAAGCCCGGTTGCCTGGTACCTCACAACTCACTATCATGGAATAAAAGGCTATAATGTTGACATAATAGCAAACAGCCAAGACCAGGCAACAACATCCTTCAATGATATATACACCATGCTCGAACAGACGTGGACAAAATCAAAGAAGTTCTTCACAAAAACTAAAGAAATTATTGTAAACATAAAGACACGCTCTTATATAAAATATAACACTTCTAATGCGAGAACAAAAGACGGTAAGCGTTCAGCATGCCTTATATTTGATGAGATACACGAATATGAGAACTATGATATGATTAGTGTCTTTACAAGCGGTTTTGGCAAGAGAAAACATTCAAGAATATTTTACATAACCACAAATGGACATATACGAGATGGCGTCCTGGACGATAAACTTAAACTCGCTGCCGATGTATTAAACGGAACCATAAAAGATTTAGGACTTTTACCGTTGCTTTACCACATTGACAAAGAAGAAGAAGCTCTGAATCCGGATATGTGGCATAAAGCGAATCCATCACTAAAATATTTGCCGGAGCTCAGGAAGCAGATAGAAAAAGAATTCATCCAGATGAAATACACGCCAGCGATTGAAAGAGACTTTTATACAAAGAGAATGAACTGGCCGAAGTCAAACGCAGACATAGCAGTTACAGAATGGAAAAATATCGAGGCTACCAATAAGCCAGTTCCAGATCTAACAGGTAGACAATGTGTAGTAGGTATTGACTATACAAAAATTAATGACCTTGCCAGCGTTGACTTGCATTTCAGAGATGGAGATATTAGATATAAAATAAATCATTCATGGCTATGCTTACAATCCGCAGATTTGAAAAGATTGAAAATTCCTTGGCAGCAGTGGGCTGACGAAGGGAAGTTGACATTAATTGATGATGTAGAAATAAGTCCATATTTGATAACTGATTATATATTAGAAATGGCTATGTCTTATAATATCTTATCGGTTGCGGTAGATGGTTTTAGATATGCACTATTGGCAAAAGCTTTGAAAGAAATTGGTTTTGATAAAGAAAATAAAAATCTATATTTAGTAAGACCAAGCGACATAATGAAGATCGTTCCGGTGATTGACAGTATATTTGTTAATCACTATTTTTGTTGGGGAGATAATCCGCTTTTGAGATGGGCTACAAATAATACTAAACTTATTGCCTCCGGAAAGAAACAGGGAACCGATACAGGCAATTTTTATTATGGCAAAATTGAAGGCAAGAGCAGAAAAACAGACCCATTTATGGCAGGGGTACACAGTACAGTTATAGAACATTTATTGGACACCGGTGGCAGTGTTTTTGAAGACCTACCAGTTATAACGTAGATAGAAAGGAGGCAATATAATGTGAGCATATGGACATGGTTAAAAGATAAGTTCGGAGGCGGATCTATACCACTAAGCGGAGATAGTCTTGATGAATTTATTGAAGACTATGCTTTAGCAGTTAGTGATATTTACATTAGAGAGATGGCATTCTGGTCTGCTACAAACTTAATGGCAAATGCAATAAGCAAATGCGAATTTAAAACTTATTTTAAAGGAGATGAGGTAAAAAAACAAGAGTACTACTTATGGAATATTGAGCCAAACAAAAACCAAAATTCAAGCGCATTTCTACACAAATTAATAGCGCAGCTCTACCGGCATAATGAATGCCTGGTGATAGAACAAAATGGACAATTGATTGTAGCTGATAGCTATTCAAAAAAAGAATATGCACTCTATGAGAACACATTTACGCAAGTAACAATTAAAGACTTTACATTCGATAAAACTTTTAAGCAATCCGAGGTTTTATTTTTTCAGCTAAATGAAGTTAACATGCGAAATGTGGTAAATGGGTTATATGGCAGTTATGCAAAGTTAATATCATATAGCATGAATGCATATCAGAAATCCAAGGGGACAAAAGGAATTTTTAAATATGATACAGTCCCGGTTGCCGGAACGCCCGAAAGGGAAGCTTTTGATAAGCTGATTAATGAAAAAATCAGCAAGTGGCTAAACAGTGATAATGCCGCATTACCTTTGGGTAGAGGGCAAGAGTGGAAAGAGAATGAGAAAAAGACTTACGCCGGCGAAAGTACAAGAGACATTAAGGCTATGATTGATGACGTATATGATTTTACGGCTAGGAGCTATGGGATTCCGCCTGTATTGTTGAAAGGTGACTTAGCAAATATAGGCGACAATGTTGTGGATGTATTATTAACGTTTGCGGTTGATCCTCTAATTGACACTCTTCAGGAAGAGATAAATCGTAAGCGAACAGGGTATAGCAATTTTAGTCAGGGAACTTACTTGGAAATTGATAGTAAATCGATTAAACATATTGATTTGCTAAGCGTATCAACTGCAATAGACAAGCTTATAGCAAGCGGTGCGTTCTGCATTAATGACATAAGAAAACTTGTAGGAGAGCCTGTAATTGACGAACCGTGGGCTTGGCAACATTACATCACTAAGAATTATGCGACAGTTGAGGAACTGTTAAATTCCTTAGGAGGTGGTCAGACATCTAATAAAGGAGAGGGAGGTGAGTAGGTGAAAAAAAAGTATTATTCGTTATTGGTTGAAAATAGGGAAGCATCGATAAATATTTACGGTGACATAACATCATGGGAGTGGTTTGACAGTGACGTTTCAAGTTACACGTTAGCAAAAGAAATAGAAGGATTAGATGTTGATGTTATCAATGTTTTTATCAATTCTTACGGCGGTGAAGTGGCAGAGGGCTTGGCAATTTATAATAATCTTAAACGCCACAATGCTAAAATCGTTACTTATGACGATGGATTTGCTTGCTCGGCTGCCAGTATTGTTTTTATGGCAGGCGATGAAAGAATTATGTCCAATTCATCATTACTGATGATACATAATGCCTGGATGTGGACAACAGGCAATGCAAATGAACTGCGAAAACAAGCTGATGATTTGGACACAATAACGCAGGCATCCATTAACGCTTATTTAAATCACATCAACATAAGTGAGGAAGAATTAAAACAGATGCTTGACAATGAAACATGGATTGCTCCGGCAGATGCCTTGGAAATGGGATTTGCAACAAGCATTATAAATGACAGCACAAATAAAAACCCAAGCCAAAGCGTAAGAAAAACGCTGATGGGCATGGTGTCGGAATTTCAGAAAGAAGCGGATTTAAAAAATATCGAAAATTTGCTTAAACCTCCGGCGATAGAGCCAGAACCAGAACCGGAACCAATTCCGGAACCAAAAGAAAACAAAGCACAAAAAATATTTTTATCAATTCTAAAATAAGAGAGGAGCAACAAGATATGAAAAACAAAGATTTATTGGCTTTACAAAAAGCCGAAATTATGAACAAACTTAACCAGGCAATAAAAGACGGGAACGATGAAGCGTTCCAAGCAGCATTCACTGAATACACAGATATGCTGCAAGAGGCAGTTATCTCTGAAGCTCAAGGCTATGTTCAGGCTTCAGATAACAACATTTTAGTAGGAAGAGGAGCGAGAGTTCTAACTTCTCAGGAAACTAAATACTATGAAAAAGTTATAGAAGCAATGAAATCAAGCAATCCTCAACAAGCATTGACTTTGATTGATGAAACGCTTCCAACAACTGTTATTGACGCAATATTTGAGGATGTCATAGAAAATCATCCACTATTAAATGCCATCAACTTCCAAAACACAGGAATATTGACAGAGATATTAATTTCTAATAGTGATGGAAGGCACTTAGCGACTTGGGGCCAGTTATGTGATGATGTAGTAAAACAATTAACAGCAGGCACTCAAGTTATTGATTTGAAACAGAAAAAGCTATCAGCTTATATTCCAATTTGTAAAGCAATGCTTGAAATCGGGCCTATTTGGATTGACAGATACGTAAGAACTATATTAGCAGAAGCCATAGCAAACGGACTTGAAAAAGCTATAATTGACGGTAACGGATTAGCTGAACCTGTAGGGATGAGAAGAGACCCTAACGGAGTTTTGCATCCGCAAAATGGGTATCCTTTATTAGTTCCTGTACCTTTAGGCGAAATAGACCCTGCAACTTACGGCGGAATAATCGCAGGATTAGCAGTAGGTCCTAATTTGTTAAATCGTAATATAGATAGAGTGCTATTTATAGTTAACCCTGTAGATTACTTTACAAAATTAATGCCCGCTACAACTGTAATGGTTAATGGTGTATGGGTTAATGACATATTCCCATTCCCAACAACTGTAATTCGCTCTGCATACGTAACTCAAGGCGAAGCAATAATCGGACTTGGCGAAAGATACTTCTTCGGACTTGGAACAGGTAAAGGCGGAAAGATTGAATACTCAGATCATTACAAATTCCTTGAGGATGACAGATATTATCTGACTAAACTTTATGGAGATGGAAAGCCATTAGACAGTGTATCATTCAAGAGACTTGACATAAGTGGATTGAAACAAATGTATCCGATAGTTAAGGTTATTGACTATGTTGATGCTCGCTTGTCAAACATTGTGCTGAAAGACGAAAAAACTAATACCGTGAACCTTGGAGTATTTAATGAGAACATAAGATATTATAGTGGTGCGGTGGCAGATGCGGATGTAACAGGCGACAACAACCTTGCAGTATTGACTGTAACTCCGAAAGATTCGACAGCAACAATAGCTGTTAAATTAAATGGTCAAGCAGTAGCTGCAGAAGTAAATGGAACTTACAATATTACTCTTACATCAGGTCAAAACGTAGTTGTTGTTACTTCTACGATCAATGCTGAAGCGGAAGTTTATGTACTGGTAGTCGACTATACTCCAGTAGCATAGTGTGATGAAGGTTAAAGTTATAGAACGCTTTAAGGATTCAAAAGAAGGTGTTACTCGCAAGCCGGGCGACACCTTCATTGTCTCAAAAGAGCGATATAAAAAATTAAATTCAACTTTTAAATTAGTTGAGGAGGTTGCCGAAGAAACCAA